AACACAGTCCACTTGAGGATATGATGCTTAGTCAATCTCTTTGTCTTGCCACAGATTGGACACGTTCCAAACATTTACACCACCTGTTGAAGGTATTTGTTGTGCTTGTTCGTGTTCCTAATTTCCCACTCAAGCTGATATGCTTTCCAGTTGACAACATCAATAATGGTGTCAGCATCTTCGTCAGACATATCAGGAAGCAGAAAGTCCTGAACTCTTAATATAATCATTTTAATCTCCCCCTTTCTTTTTCTATGATTTTCCATACTCTACTTTCATAGAGTGATCTTACCCTCTCAAGGTTCTCATATCTATCATAGAGGATGTTTAACTCAAGAGCGATTTGCTCTTTCTCTTTTTCCATCTCTCTAATTCTTTTAGAAAGACGAGTAATTTCTTTGTTCATTTTAACCACCTCCCATTAAGAGGACTGCGAAATTGATCAACGCACTTGCCAACCAATACAATGCTCTTGGGTAGTTATGTTCGTATAACGACACGCATAATAGTAATAAGAAGAATACTATTAAGAAACAAATTAACTTGTCCGAGTTATTCATTTCAATCACCTATTTAGTTTTCAAAGAACTTAATAAAAAAAACAAGGCAACCTAAAAATTGATTACCTTGCCTTCGCTATTAAGTTTGTTGTTATTGACCATTAAACTAATTATATCAAAGCATTTATTTTTGTCAAACAGTGTAACAAGTGTTGACAATATACGTCTAATATTGTGAAGGTAAAACTAAAAAGACGTTTTTGTGCTAGCAGTCAATGCTAGCTTTTTTCTATCATTTCCCTATAAATCTCTAATCGTATATCCTTAGGCAGGGAACTTACGTCAAACCTCATATCAAACACCTTGTTTTCGGCTTGTTTTGCCACCATTAAGGGTCTTTCTTGTTCTTTTCGTATATTTCCCTGCCTTGTTCTTTTCATCGTCTTAAATCGCTTATTTTTCTTCTAAAGGAATGTTAACCTTTTGTCCAAAATAGAATGAAACTATCATTAGTGCAATAGACATAAAATCTTTAGCATCTACAATTTTTAGAAATGTAAGAGCTATCAATGCTACTACCACTAACAATAAAACTATTTTTGTTGCACTTTGTAATATTTCGTTCATGTTTTTTTATTATTCTTCATCTTCAAAATCATCATCTAACAAATCTTCTTCGTCTTCTTCGTCGTCTGACAATGGTTCAATTGAACCTATGTTGAACTTATTTTGAACCTGTTCTTCTTCATCAAAAATCATTGTTTTATTTTATTATTGGTTCTTATCTCGACCTTTGGTTATTTCTTTATATTTTAACAACAATCTTACAGCCATTTCTATTGCACCCTCACCATTGCCAATTCCATCGTTGCCAATTTCGTATTCAAAGTTTTCAATCATAAATTGAGCTAAAGATTCTACTTGTTTTTGTGTCGGAATATTATCGGCACTAAAATCTTGTAATGTAATCATATATTTATTGCATTAAAAGCACAGCTGTGTTAATGGTACAAGAACTGAACCAATAAAGAGCTAATGCTAACTTATTATCGTATAGTGCTGCGACCATTAGTATTACATAGAATACTAATAACACTATTATCAAACTCTTACTTATCATTATTTTTTAATTTATTTATAAATGCTATTAACACTTTTTTAAGGTATGCTTCTTTCTTCTCGGGAGAAACTACTTCTAAAACAAACTTATTAACAAACCAATTGGTTCTTATACGACCTTTATTCTTTTACTTCTTCTTTTAGATCTCTCCAATATTTATCTAATGCTTGTAATCCTCCTGATATTGCTCCGACTAATCCTGCTAATAGCAATGCTACTAACCAACTTGAAAGATCGTTGAAGTTTTGTATTCCAACTGGTAGGATCAACGCCATTGCTCCGACTCCTCCAGCTATAAACCCTCTTAAAAATCTCATTAACGCACTTTTTATAATTTGTTTCATATATTTTTATTTAACTCTGCTCTTGTAAGTGGTCCGACATAACCACTCAATGGTCTAATTCCTTTTAATTCTTGATATGCTATCACTGCGTTTTTGGTTAGCTGTCCGAAGTATCCTGTTGGCTCTTTAATATCCAATAGCCCCATTGCGATTAAAACTTCGTGCAACTTAACAACGTCTGCGTTTCTCATTCCGAACCATAAATCTTTCTTAAACTGATATTTGGGAACATCGCTATTCACAACATCGTTTATTGCTCTGCTGTTTTTCAAGTTCTCAAAATACCAACTTGCTGTTACTCTTCCCATAGTGAACCAATCCTCTGTGATAATTCTCTGCGTTACATTTCCAACGCCCCAGCTTTCGTCTACTATAATGGCTCTCTTGCCTTTGTAAAGAGTATAATCTACCCCTGCTATTCCGTGGTGGCAATCAAGTATCGCTCCATTCATTATCTCTGGAACCTGCTTGTTGTATTCGTTGTAGTTAAACCTTAGTCCAAGTAAAACTCCTTTTCCTGTTGCAATTACTTCTGCCACTTTATCTATATTAAAAGGAATTGCGACATACGCTCCACCCCTTGCCACTCTTCCGACTATTTCCTTGTAAGGAGTCCTATCTATTGCGTCATTCATTTGAGCTTCATTTCTGCCATTTGAAGGCATTAAATGCTCAAGTGTAGCTCCTTGTTCGCTACCTATCTTCATTGCCTCTCTAAAGTGCATTCCCATTCCTTGATTAGTTCTTCTTGTGTAAATATCCCTTGCTGATAATTCAAGGTATTCTCCTTCTTCAAGATAGTTTTCTATGCCCAGTATTTTTGCTACTGCGTTCCCTACACAACTTGAGGAACCGTCTTGGTTCTTAACTGGAAAACTTCTAAATGTTTTTTTCTCTTCCCATTTGACTGGTGCATAACAAGCCACCTCTTCCATTTGGTAATCTCTCTCGTCAATAGGGTCAAATAATGCTCCGTTGTAATTTTTCATATTATCCTTCTACTTCCCAAATGAAGTTAATTGTCCCTGTAGGAGAGCCTGTCTTAGCCCAAGTTATAGTTATGTTTGTTGCGTCCATTGTTATTGTTCCATTCACAGTATCGCCACCACTTCCAAGAAAAACAGCTGAAGCACCACCAACGTTTACTCCAGCTCCAATCACAATATTCTTATTTATAAAATATCTCTGTGGGCTACCCAAGCCATCAGTATCGTTTATCTGCAAAACAGATCCGATACAGGTATTATACTCCACTCCAGACAATATCGAGAATATCCTTAACTTCTTTGGCATAAAGCCAAGACCGTGTGCTATTGTTTGATCTCCTGTTGTTGATGCATCTCTTGAGTTCTGCCCGCTATTGTGTGTAGTTTTCTTGAAATTAAGATATTGAAAATCTGTTCCGTCATAGACTACTGATATTATCTGACCTGCTTGAATATCGCCTGGTGCTAAACATTGCATTGGATATCCATAGAAACCTTCTTGTATTATCTTAATCTTAATTTCTTTTGCTCCAAGACTATTAACGTTAAGGGTACAAGCTCCAGTATTTGTGAAATCTGCCTTAAATGAAACTACCATTCCCTCATAATATGCATCTACATCTGCTGATATTGCATAATCATTGCTACCCTCAGCACTCTCGCCATATATTCCAACGCCTTGCCATACTTCCTCAAAGTTCTCGTTTATTTCTTCTGCTAGAATATCATCTCCAGCAGTAAATGTGTGTATTGGTTTTGCCATAATTTTAACTATTAGTTATTGTGAATGATGACCTTATAAATAGTGCATCTAGTGAACCCTTTGTCCAGTCAACTGCTACTCTATTGAATAGAACATCATTGTCTATAAAATATCCGAACTCTTTGAATGTTCCATCGACCTCTGTTGGACTAAAGTAAGCATCAACATAAAGAACATTATCTTCTGCTGTTTGTGATATGGTGTTATTCCTATACACCTCTGTTTCTAATTCTACGTCGTTAAATGATGGTGCTGTTATTCCAGTTCCCAATCCTGCCTTATCAATATGTAGGGCTTCTGTGTACTCATTTGCCATCTTCTTAAAGATAACATTCAATCCTACTTTAGTTACTATATTGTGAACAATCTCTGTCTTGATTATCTCACCATTCCTTATCC